GAACCCTCTGTCGACTCAGTTGTCGAACAAGGCTGACAAGCCGACACTGACTCACTACGCGAGCGGAAATACATCGGTGTCCAACGCTACCTGGACAAAATTGGCGCAGGTCTCTCTGACACAAGGTCTATATCTGGTCCACGTTTCTGCCGTGTTCCAAGGTAATGCAGCAGGAACTCGACAGTTGTCATTCACTTCTACTGCGACACCGGGCGAGGATGGACGTTGGAACACGATCAAGATCCCCGCGGGGACTTCCGCACAGGTAACTCCGCACATGACCTTATTCGTTAATGTGTCTTCGAGTTCTGAAACGTGGTATCTCCACGGCTATCAAAACGCAGGTACGGGAACATCACTCACCGTTTATCCGTCCTATCAATACATCAAACTGAAATAAAGGAGACAAACTATGGACAAGAAGAAAGTTATCGAGATCGCCGAGTCTCAGATCGGCTACACGGAAAAAGGAAACAACTGGAACAAGTATGCAAAATTCTTTGATGAAGAATATCCGAACTTTTACAACGGCAGGAAGCAAAATTGCAGCTGGTGTGATGTATTCGTGGATTGGATATTCGTTCAAGCATACGGCTTCGACACCGGACGAAAACTGTTGTGTCAGCCTCTCAAGTCCTGCGGTGCTGGAGTGACATTCTCTTATGACTACTACAAAGCCAAGAAGCAGACTGGATCCACTCCTAAGGTTGGGGCTCAGATCTTCTTTAGAGCGAACAAGGATTCCAAGAAGCCTAATCACACAGGGCTTATCGTAGCGGTCGAGAAGACGGACAAGTATTACAAGATCACCACGATCGAAGGGAACAAGTCCAATTCCGTCAAGAAATGCACCTATACGACCGACACCAAGATCTTCGGGTTCGGTTATCCTGACTATGACATGGACAAGACACAGGCCACTCCTGTGGCTTCCAAGCCTAAGGAAGACCCTAAGCCCGTAACTCCTTCCAAGCCGACAGTGGCGACCAAGACCTATGTAGTTGTATGCCCGAAGGGACTCAACATCAGGAAGTCTTATTCAGACTCTTCTCCAAAGATCGGGGCTCTTAACTATGGAGCCAAGATCCAGGTCACAAAAGAAGAGAAGGGTTGGGTCAAACTCGCCAACCGTGACGGTTGGTGCTGCATCGGCTCCAAGGGAGTCAAATATCTCAAGCTGAAGAAGTGATTCGGTTCGCTTTTTCATATTTGTCTCCGGCAGGGGAGTTCTTACCTCAACTTCTCTCCCCTGCTCTTGACTGACCCTTCTGTGAGTGTCAGAGGCTCGCTACAAATATACATACCAGCATCATCTATTCTGCATTATCCCGTACAAATTCCCTCCATTGCCCCCGCTCTGACCGGGGGCTTTTTTTGTTGCACTTCAACATTTCTTCAACATTGAAAAGCTCACAATTCCGCAAAGCCTTGAGCCTATTGGATTTACAATGGTGGAGGCGAGGAGAGTCGAACTCGTTTGTGTTTGTTTCCTGTGTAACAAAAATCCTATAAATTAAGGGGTTTTGACGTTTTCTGTGAACACGTGTCCACGGGACAAAATACAAAATTCAACATTTTTCTTCAACATTTTGAATCCCGGATATGGTCAGATCTATGACTGCAGCCGCCTTTTTGTCATCACCTTCGACAATATGACCATAAGTTCCGAATGTGTCCATGCTTACAGAATGACCAACGATGTCCTTGATGGTTTGTTCAGGCATAACACCCTTCATAAGACTTACAAAGGTATGTCGGAGGGAGTACACGGTCCCGGGAAGGGTTCGCTCTTTCTTCAATTTCAGCCAGTTATTCCGCATAGTTGACTGATTTCCCTGAGAACCGTCATAAGAACAGAATATCCAATCAGTGTGAAGATTACAGTCTTCATTCCTTCGGATGGTCTGTCTCAATATTCCTGATGCAAGAGCTCCGATCGGGACCATGCGCCTTGCATTTTCGTTCTTTCCTTCGGTGATTTTGTTCCTGGCATTGACAGAACGCCGGATGAAGACACGATCTTCCGTGATGTCCCCTATCTGAAGACCCAAGGCTTCTCCCGGTCTCATTCCTGTAAGAAGAAGGAAGCAGAATAGAGGATGGTACCATTCAGCGGAAGGTTCCAACAACCTTCTGACATCGTCTCGCTGCAGTATTTCCTTTTCCTTCTTTGGATGTCCCTTGGGTATGTAAAGATCGCCTCGGAGCAGATCGCACTGATAGTCCTGATACCCGAACTTTATGATTCCCATTATTATCCCTCGCAAAGACTTCAATGACTTCTCTGAGAGTGGCTTCTTTTGTCCGTTTGCCATGTTAATGACACTTTGCCAATCCCTGAGAGTCATCTTGTTCATCTTCTTATGTCCACATTGAGGTAAAATATATAGCCTGACATATCTTTCGTACTGGATATAGGCCTCCGAATCGTCACCACGTCTGGCTTTTACATCATCCAGGAACTCTTTGGCTACCCTCTCCACCGTCTTGCTGGAAGACGGAGCCTCGTCACAGATCCATGCTTCATATCTTTTTCTTACTTCATTTTGTCCTGCACGTCCCGTCTTGGAAGAAGAGAAGTTCTTCCTTATTCCATCCTTCTGGACTTGTAGGATCCATCTGGTGCCTGTCCACTTGGGCGATGCCATAATCAGTCTCCTTGCATTGAGCGTAAATAATCAGCATAGCTTTGCAACCGTGCTTTGTTCTCGGCGGTCAGGCCGTCTGTCAGAGAGGAAGTCTCTTCATATTCGGCAAACGCATCCATCAGCTTCCCCGGAGTTGTATGCAGCGCATAAGCAAGTTTGGGGAGCTTTTCTATGGATATGTTGTTCTTCCCTTTTTCGATTGCGCTGATAGAAGCTCTCCCGGCAAACCCTGCTTTTATGGCAAGTTCTTCCTGGGAAAGACCTTCTGCTTCCCTTAACGACTTCACGAGATTTCCAAAGTTTTTTAATTTATCTTCCATAATCTACCTCCAGCTATATTATAGCCCTTTTTTACATTTTCGCAACATTCACTTGACACACGTCAATTTGTACTTGACACAAGTCAAAGAGAGCGGTACATTTTAGATGTCAAGTACGACACGACAAAATGAAAGGAGGAAAAAGGCATGGTTAATCATGCAAAACTCAGAGGCTTAATGGTAGAAAGAGGACTTGAAGTAAACAGGCTCGCATCGATTCTTGGTATATCCAGACAGGCTGTATCGGATAAACTAAGCGGCAAAACATCCATCACTCTGACGGATGCACAGGCGATCTCGTTAGCACTGGATATGTCCAACGAGGAAAGAGATGCGATTTTTTTTGCTGATGCTGTCAAGTCAGAGGCGACATCATGAAGTCCGACACAATGTATCCCTGCCTGGCGCGGTACTTCAAAAACATGAGTGAACTCGCAAAAGCAGGATGTATGAGCAGACCGAAAGCATGGAAGATTCTTTCAGGCAATCAAGAGTTTACCGAAGAAGAAAAGAAGGCGATAGCTTCGAACATAGTGCTCATGGCTATCACGGACAAGAAATTCAAGAAGGAAGACGTTGACCTGGCAATCCAGGCATGGAGCGGTCACTTCGATGAAATCTACAGAAAGAAGGCATGATTCATGACAATTTGGGAATTTATAAAGCAGTTGGTCATGCTGGAACAGCAGAAACAAAAGCGCCGGACGGATGAGCTTCGGAGGGTAGAGCCTTATCACTTTCCGGTAGTAGGAACACAGATCAGAAAGGAAAAGTAATATGGCTAAAAAGCAGGCAAGAAAGGAGACAAATATGTTTACAGATGAAGAAATCCAGAGGATCAAGGACATGGCGTTCGAATCAGAGAAGCAGGAAGACTTTGAGCTGCTCATGAAGGTTGCTGATACGCTCAGCGTTGATGTCAGAGACTATCTGACAAAGTTCTAAGACATAAGGAGGTCTATATGCCTAACATATACGAGATCACAGGCGACATCCGCAAGCTCTGGGATCTGATGGAAGAGGGAGAGCTCGATGATGATATGATCTTTGATGCGATGATGAACTCCCAGGAAGAACTCGCCATCAAGCTTGAGGGATATTGCAAGTGGATCAAGAACATGGAGTCCGACATCGAAGGACTCAAGAAGGAAGAGGACAGGCTGTATTCGAGACGCAAGTCCATGGAGAACGCCATCACTCGTGCTAAGCAGGCCATGCAGATGGCCATGAATGAAGCCGGTGAGAAGAAGATGGAATGTGGGACATTCAAGGTCGGACTTCAGCGCACACAGCCGTCAGTGCAGGTCGATGAGCAGTATGTCGAGAACATTCCCTCGAAGTACCTCGTCCCCCAGGAACCCAAGATCAACAGGAAGCTCATGCTCGAGGACCTCAAAGCAGGAGAGGATCTCGAAGGTATCGCGCATCTTGTTGAGGGAGAAAGTTTGAGGATCAGATGAACAGATGTATTCCTCAGACGATCCAGACCATCAGAGCCATGGACAACTTTGCGAACTGGCTTTCATGGAAGATGTCCGAGAGTGACACCACTCCGGCAGAACTCGCTCAGGCGATCGGATTGGATAGGAAGACCATCGCAGGGTATCTCAGGCGAGAACGCTATCCCAAGCTCGATGTTCTGGTCATGATCTACGCATACTTCGGAGAAGATTGGATCCAGATACCGTTTTATAAGGTTTTATGAGGATTTATGAAGGTTAACAACGACACCGCGCAGTTCCTGAAACTGCTGCAAGTATTCAAAGAATCAGAAAAGGAGGTCTATATGATTCAAGTCACCAAAGGAAAAGTGGAGACTGCGAAGAAGGTCGTCATCTACGGTCCTGAGGGAATAGGCAAGTCTACTCTTGCATCCAACTTCCCGAACCCCGTATTCATCGACACGGAAGGCTCCACTAAGGCTCTGGATGTCGCAAGATACCCGGAAGTCAAGAACTGGATGGATATTAAAGCATTCGTGGAAGATTCCATCAACACAAGACAGTTCTCGACTATCGTTATCGACACGGCTGACTGGGCCGAGAGATTCTGCATCCGTGCAGTGTGCGCGAAGCAGAAGGTCTCAGGCATAGAGGACATCCCTTACGGCAAGGGGTACACCTATGTCATGGAAGAGTTTGCACAGCTCCTGGATATGTGCAACAAGGCCATCGCCGCAGGGATCAATGTTGTGTTCACGGCTCATGCTCAGATGCGAAAGTTTGAACAGCCGGATGAGATGGGGTCATACGATCGCTGGGAAATGAAGTTATCCAAGAAGGCCGCTCCGCTGCTCAAGGAATGGGCTGACATGGTCCTGTTCTGCAATTACAAGACACAGGTCATGACCGACTCCAAGACCCAGAGCAAGAAGGCGTTCGGAGGTAAGCGCGTAATGTACACATCCCACCATCCGTGTTGGGATGCCAAGAACCGTTACGACCTGCCCGAACAGGTGGACATGGAGTTCGCCCAGATCGCGCACCTCTTCTCCACTCAGCCGACACCGGTTCAGGCTCAGGAGCCGAACTACCGTCTGGAGCTTCGCGCCCTGATCGCAGAAAAGAGCCTTGACGGTCGCCGCATTGCAGCAACTTGGCATCTGGGCAAGGATAGCACAAATGAAGATTACAGAAAAGCTTATGAAGACACCAAGAAAACTTATGGAGGTAAATAATTATGTCAGAAGAAGTAAAAGTATTAGGTTGGGACGGCGGTGTGTCCGCAGATGCAGGAGATCAGGAGTTTCAGGTACCACCCATCGGTGAGTATGACTTCACGGTCGTAAATCTCGAGCAGGGGACCTCAAAGTCAGGTTATCCCATGGCTATCCTCACGCTCGCTCTGAACGTCAACGGTTCCGCTTATGAGCGCAAGGACTACATTACACTGACCAACACGATGGAGTGGAAGATCGCTACGTTCTTTGAGTGCATCGGACTCAAGAAGAAGGGTGAGGCTCTCACGAGGATGCCTTGGGACCAGGTGAAGAACAAGGAAGGCCGCTGCAAGCTCGAACACGAGACCTATAACGGCAAGACTTACGGCAAGGTCACCAAGTACATCGTAAGGACAGGAGCCGCCGCTGAGGCCGCCACAAAGCCGACTGATGAAATGCCCTTCGAGATCTGATTATGGACGATTCGAGAAATGTATTAGAAGCCTTAGAGGCTCTTGATCCGTCCCGTTTGTCCTATGATGAATGGATAGAGACAGGAATGGCCCTCAAAGCCGAGGGTCACCCCTGCTCTGTCTGGGACGAGTGGTCAAGCCGTGACCGTGATCGCTACATTCCCGGTGATTGTGAGAAAAGATGGCAATCATTCAACAGTACCGGTGTCGGCGGTGGCACGATCGTACATCTCGCACAGACTTACTCCAATTATACACCTGTTCGCGCTCTCTCCTGGGATGACGGCCTTGATGCTTATTACGAGGAAGTATTAACAGTTGAGGCTAAGCCCAGAGAGCAGCCGTATCAGATGGCCGTCCGCTATCTGGAGACATTGTTCCAACCGGACGAGAAGGTCAGCTTTGTCAATCAGTCCGTTTATAAGGACAAACAAGGCAAATGGGTTCCCATGAACGCAGGCCACGTCCGCAAGTGTTCCGACCTCATAGCAGACCTAAAGAAATACAAGGAACTGAACTCTGTCTTTGGCACCATCAATCCTGAAGCAGGTGCATGGATCCGGTTCAATCCGACCACAGGCCCGAACGATAAGGATGTCACACGATTCGCTTACTCGTTGGTCGAGTCAGACACACTCTCCATTGAAGAGCAGAAGAAGATCCTGATCAACTTGAAACTTCCGATCGCGTGCCTTGTGGAGTCAGGCGGCAAATCCGTCCACGCTATCGTGAAGATAGGAGCTGAGGATGATACCGAATACAAGAAACGTGTCTCATTCCTCTATGATTACCTCGCAAAGCGCGGATTCATAGTTGACGGTGCGAACAAGAACCCTGCAAGGCTCTCTCGTCTTCCCGGTGCTCAGCGCAAGGATAAAATTCAGAAACTGATCGCTACGAACGTAGGTTGTGAAACGTGGACTGATTGGAGAGATTACATTGAAGGCATCGATGATGATCTTCCGCAGATGCGCTCTCTCTGGGAACAGGCAAAGAACCCTCCCGAACTCTCTCCTGAGCTCATATCAGGAGTCCTGCGCGAAGGATGTAAGATGATCATCACAGGCGAATCTAAAGCAGGAAAAACGTGTTTATCACAAAATCTTGCTATCTGTATCGCCGAAGGAGAACCGTGGCTCGGTAAGTTCCAATGTCAGCAGGGCAAAGTTCTCTATATTAACCTCGAAGTTGAAGAGGCTTCGCTCTTCCAGAGATTCAAAGCGATGTATTCAGCTCTGAAGTTGAAGATGTCGAAGACAGGCGGTGAAAACATTGTCCCGTGGAATCTCAGAGGCTTCTCCGCGCCTATGGAGAAACTTGCACCCAAGATAATCAGGCGGTGCAGGAAGACAGGTCCGTATAAAGCAGTCGTTATTGACCCTCTTTACAAGGTTCAACAAGGTGACGAGAACTCAGCCGAGGCAATTATCAACTTCTGCAATGCTCTGGATAAGATCGCGCATGAAACGGGAGCGGCGGTCATCTATGATCATCATCACCCGAAGGGATCTTCAGGAAGCAGGAAGATCATTGACCGTGGTTCCGGTTCAGGAGTCTTCGCTCGTGATGCAGATGCGATCTGTGACATCTCGTTCCTGGCTCTTACTCCTGACCTTTTTACAAAAGCTAAAGAAAAGCTTGAGAATGGGGAAAAGCCGATGCAGATCTCATTCGTTCTCAGAGACTTCAAGGACATCCCTCCGATCAATATGTTCTTCCGATTCCCGATTCACTATATCGACCGCGAAGATATGTTGAAAGGTGCAGCAGTGGAAGGTTCAGCCGAAGCAGGAAGACAGATGAGTCCGAATTATTCAAGTCCTGACTCCCGAAAGAAGATGCTGGACATGATGTTTGACGTCTGTGAAAAGAACGGAAAAGCAAAGATCAGCATCATTGCAAGACAACTGAACAAGAGCGGAAAACAGATAAAAAGATGGATTGATGAGTTCGATGATTACTCGAGAAATGATGCCGGCGAGATGTGGAGAAACGATGAATAAAGGGGGTGGACATAGATGGACATCAAGGGGGGTGGACATTGGGAATGTCCGGCATTGTCCGGGGGGTGGACATTCGTATATATATATATGTCCATGTCCATATGTCCATGTCCACCTTGGACTAATGCCACAGGGATAATGGCTCTAAAGAGCCGCCATTATCCCCGATCAGGCATTATAAACGATTGACCTGGACATAGGAGGTAAAAGATATGTCACAGAAAGAAAAGATAAATCGGCTTCGCAAACATTGCAGACAAGATGTCTATCAAAAGTATTTTGAAAGTGATCTTGTAGACGTTCTTCTTAACATTGCAGAATCTCTCGCAATTCTTGCAGACGATAAAACAAGGAGGGAGAAGGATGTATAAGTGCGAAAACTGCGGAAACGAGTTCATTGACCCTGACTTCCAGCAGGACCCTGATTCGATCGAGTTCGAGACAGTTGACTGCTGTCCTTGCTGCGGAAGTCTGGAAATCTACGAGAAGGAGGAAGATGACATCTATGAAGACGGTCTGGAAGACTATACCTGAAGGAGCACACGTCACCATCCTGTCCGGGGATGTCGCCCCTTACCTCGAGGAGATTACCGAGAACACTCCCGACTTTGTCGCAAGAGGAACGATCAATGGAGAGTATTGCCGGATAGGGATGACCGCTTCAGACCCGAACGGGTTCATCCTCGACCCTCGACCCACTCACTACGCTCCTGCTAATACTATCACGATGGGAGATCTGGATGATGACACATGAACTTTATGACAATCTGACCGAAGCCGAGAAAAGGATCATTCTGACCTTCGACACCACTTCCTTCCGCAAGATCTATGACGGGATCTGGTTCAAGAGAGGTTGGACGGACGGCAGGAAGCTCGAAACAGAGGTTTACAAGGTGCTCATCCGAGGCTTGGTCATAGAGATGCCCGATGCGGACCCGCTCAAGAAGGCGATCGCTCGCAAGTGGCTCAACGATAACGGATATGGAGGTTGGTGATGACTTTCAAGATACATTTACCGAAAGAACCGACAGGGACCGCTCAGCAGAAGGGCGTTGTCTTCCAGAGAGGCCGTGCAAGGTTCTACGAGAAGCCTCAGGTAAGAGACCAGAAGATGACATACTACTACGCTCTCAAGCCACATCGGCCAATGGAGCCGATAAAGGGACCTGTCTCGATCTCGATCACATTCGTCTATCCGCAGAGGAAGACTCAGAAGATGAAAGAACCTCTCGAATGGAAGACAACGACTCCCGATCTGGATAATCTCTTGAAGCTCTTCCTGGACACCATGACCGGATGCCGCTTCTGGGAGGATGACAGGCAGATAGTCCACATGGAAGCAAAGAAACTCATTGCCAAGGGACAGGAAGACTTCCAGATCATAGTTTCTATCAATGAGGTGACCGACAAGTCGAACCTCTTGATCGAGGAAGGATGGGGGGTGTTCCACTATGAAGGGTAGAGAAGTCCTCCAGCAGTATCGGAAACTCACCCGGGAGATCAACTATTTGCTCTCCAGAAGGGAAGAGCTCCAAGGCAAGATGGCGGTGGTGTCTGCTTTCAATGCTCGGGAGTCTCAGAGGAATGATGACATATCCATCAAAGCGCAGCAGGCTCAGTTGGATGAATATGCTCAGCTCGGGTTGGAGATAGATCGAAGGCTCGCCAAGAACGCCCAGATGAAGAAAGCCATCCTCAGAGCTCTCTACGATGTTGCGGACATAGACCAGTTCACCGTATTGGAGATGGTCTACATCAGAGGCATGACGGCAGAAGAGACTGCCGATGCTCTCCACATAGACAGGGCAACTGTCTATCGGTGGCTCAAAAAAGGAATACAGAAGTTCAGTGAGGTGTACAAAGAATGAAGGAAGACATTGTTTATATCTTAAAGAAGGACATAGCATCAGACGAGATCAAGTATTCACTTCGGTCAGTCGCCGAGAATATGCCCGGACACAGAGTGGTGTTCTATTGCGGATGCCCGAAGGACATCAAACCTGATCTCTATGTGAAGCACACTCAGACAGGTGCTCTGAAGTGGCAAAGGTCCACTTCTTCCCTTGTGGCCATCTGCAAGAATGACGATCTGACAGAGAACTTCTTCCTCTTCAATGATGACTTCTATGTTCTGGAGCCTCAGGAAGAGCCGTTCATCAATCTTGCTTTTGGATCCATCGAAGACAGGATCAGAGACCTTCGGACACGGCACACGGATTCGGGTTACATCAGACAGCTTGTCCAGATGGAGCAGGAACTCATCCGAAAAGGGTTTCCGACCGTTAACTATGCTCTTCATGTCCCGATGCGCGTGAACAGGAGGCTCGCTCTCGAAGTCCTGTCCTATGCCGAGTCGCCGATGTTCCGCTGTATGTATGGCAATATGACCTATCAGCAGTACAAGACTCATGAGGATGTCAAAATCTACGATCTGGAGACCGTTCCGGGACCGCATTGGGACTTCCTGTCTTCTGCTGACAATACGTTCCAAAACGGCAAGGTCGGACAGTGGGTCCGTGAGCGGTTCCCTGAACCTTCTCCTTGGGAGGTGAGTTCATGAAGATTTGTGCAATTATCTTCGCGTTCGCGTACATGATCAGCAACTGGGTGTCTGTCTGTATGCTGCCGCCTCCGATAGAAGTTCCGACAGTGATGGATGTGTATGAGTCTTTTTCGGAGGACCAGCAAGATGCCTTGCCTGTCGAATCCAAAGCGATAGTCGCAGGCATGGACGTGGACGAGTATAAGTTCCTCTCGGCTGTGGTAGAGGCTGAGTCTGACCGGAAGACAGGACCTATCGAGGGACGTGTCATGATCGCGATCGTCATTCTGAACCGTGTGGACTCGAAGAAGTTCCCGAACTCGGTCACCAAGGTTCTGAGACAGAGAGGACAGTTCTCGGTTGTGAGTTCAGGATCTTATCGAAGAGTAGGACGGACAAAACTGTCAGACCGTGCAGTCATTGAAGCGGTCAAGAGGAAGAAGAATGGTGATGCTCCGAATGTTCTCTACTTCAGAGCAGGTCACTACTTCAGAGGCCACAAGCGTTATGCCAAGGTTGGCGATAACTATTTCAGTTATTAAGGAGGCCAAGATGAAACAAATATCCTTTTTCGATCTTCTGGAAGAAGATTTTATATGTGACACTTGTTTGTTTGATGTGAATGGATGTTGTTCATTATCAGAACCGAACGGTAGATACTGCATTCTTGGAGACTCGAAGATCGACATCAATACTCCTGTCGAACAAATGCCAAGGATAACCTCCAAAAGAATCGCGGATTATATTGGAAGCAAGTTTCGGGTTGAGTTCAGAGAACGAATAAGCGAGCCGGGGAAGTATATTGCCAGAACTAAAAAACACATGATTCTGATATTTCTTGATAGATATGCCGAAGGTGTTCACAACGGCGAGAAGTTTATCAGCTTGAGTATTGACAGGCGTGACAAGCTCGGAGGCTTTGGCAGCGGTTATTCTACCGTTAAAGAAGTAGTAAACACAATTCAAAACTTTGAGGAAGAGAAAGGAGGCAGACATGACTAAGACTAAGACAGAGACAAAACTGAAAAACCTTGAGGGAATGAAAGGTGCAATCGAGGCGATAGTATTGCAAGCGTGGGAGCGTGGCTACAAGTACGGCTTGCTCGAAGCCGAACAGAAGAAACAAATCAAGATTTTGATAGGAGGCGAACAGGTATATCCAGAACAGGAGGCAGACAATGAGCAGACCACCGATTAAAGCCATTGAATCAATTAAGAACTACTGTGAGAAAACACAATGCAGGAGATGTGCTTTCGGGGTTGAAGAGAAGAACTATCATTATGTCGGATGTCGATTGATGGAGACAACACCTTGCGATTGGGATGTTGAAGAAAAGGAGGCAGACAATGACAAGGTTGATTGATGCAGATGCTTTGAAAGACCTTTCTTATATTAACAAGGGCAATTTTAATTCGGTTGAGGGCATTTGGAAGTGGATTGACAATGCCCCGACAGTTGAAGTTGGTTATCTCACCAACTGTGCTAACTGTGAAAGGGTCGAGAAGATAAGGGCAAAAAGACCGCAAGGCAAGTGGATAATAACTTCAGAAGATGCAGAGGGAATACATTGCATAAAATGTCCATTCTGTAAGTATGAAAAAGGTTCTGAATTTGAGCCATATATTAAAGTTGCTTTTGATAAGTTACCTTACTTCTGTGAGAATTGCGGAGCAGATCTGAGAGAGGAGGCAGAATACAATGACAAATAAAGAGGCTATTGAAAGGTTAGAATACATTAAAACACATCATACAGACCCCGAAGATTATGAGTTGTTTGACTTTGCAATCAAGGCTTTACAAGAAAGACCGCACGGCAAGTGGATTCCACAGGAGGAGGAAGAAGAGTCATGATAGCGATAATCGTTCCATATTACAATGCAGAGCCTTGGATAGACAGATGCTGCAAGTCTCTAACCAATGCCGTAGGTGACTTCGCATTCGTAATGGTCAATGACCAGAGTGTTGATCTCTCGGAGGATATTGTGGAGAAGTATGCCTATCATGACGAGAGATTCCGTATGCTCAGGACGTACTTCGGCAAAGGAGTATCAGCCGCGAGAAATTACGGCATAGTGTTCGCTCAGGCTGTGCTTCAGGCTGAATGGATAACGTTCCTGGATGCTGATGATGAGATCAAGCCGGATGCATATAAGTCCTACATGAAGGCGATCGGTGACGGTGCATACAACATATATCAGATGGATCACTTCAGATACTATGACAGCATCAACAAGGAGACAGTCAAGTACAAGGGTAAGCCGGGAGAGTATCAGCTCGGCATGGATGCACCGGAATGCTTCTGCATGGTGTGGAATAAGATCTATCGCTCTGACTTCCTTGGTGAGACGATCAGATACAAGGACGGTCTCCAGTATGGAGAGGATGAGCTGTTCAACTATTCCTGTCTGGCCAAGGACCCGAAGCTGATGGTCACATCAGAACTCGCAGTCATCCATCACTACTCCAACCCGAACTCACTGACCAAGGTCAGGAGACCTGAAGATCTTATGATGCAGATCAGAGCATTGGAAGACTTCATGATGCGATCAGACAGTTCCCAGATGCGTGCGGTGATCTGCAACCTGATGTCTGACTACTGGAGCAGTCTGACATTCCTCGACACATTTTGTAATAAAACTGCGACTGAATGCGACAAATAAGATGGTAAACTGATAGTGTCTAAGTTTATTCTTTTTCTAAGATCATAACATAGACCTCCTTTAGAAAAGTCTCCCAGGAACGCCGGGAGACTTTTTCTTTTGGGAGAAGAGGTGACAAGACATGAGATCGATACCGAAAAGATTCTATGATACTCCAGCGTGGAAGAACTGTCGTGATGCTTATCTCAGATACTGCGGCGGCCTGTGCGAGAGGTGCAAGGCTGAAGGCAAGATCGTTTCTGCTGATGTTGTACATCACAAGGAACACTTGAGTGAGCAGAACTTCCGTGATCCTGCGGTGGCATATAACTTCGAGAACCTGGAAGCATTGTGTCTCGACTGTCACAATCAAGAACATTTTAAGGGAAAGCCTGAACGCCGTTGGAAGATGGGTTCAGGCAGTATGAGGATTAAAACTGAATAAAGTGTCAAGGATAGTGATTGCAACACGAAAGCGAGAAGCCTACTCGTTTCCTTGACTCTTTTTATTAGGCAGTTGCGGAGGTGGCAACATGACAAGACAAGAGAAGTTTATTCTTGTTTCTCAGATGAGACAAGAAAAGAAGACTTACCAAGAGATTGCTGACTTCATGGGAATAACTCGAAAAGCAGCAGCTCGGTATTGTTCAAAGCGTGGATTGGGATATTCTGAAGAAGAAATAAAAGAAGCTCAAAAAAGATGCGGAAATAATCACTGGACTTTGTCTCAATCTTGTTGGGAGGAAAAGATAAAAGCCAAGTATGGAGAAGGAGTTTCATTTGTAAGTGTTGCTGATCGAATAGAGGGTGAGGCAAAAGTCGAATGCAAATGCAATCATTGTGGAACTCTTTTCCTTGTATCTGCACAAACGTTAAGACACGATAAAGGAATTAATTATCAGTGCAGTGTTTGTGCAGAAAAGAAGAAGAAAGAAGAAAAGATAAATAAGTTTATAGAAAAACAAGGCAAAGCTCACAGACTTACACCAAAGATTAAAGGACAACAAGGATTTAATGAATGCAAGTGTGGAACGTTTCTTTTACCGGGACAAAGAGTTTGTGCTGAGTGCAAAAGGAAAACACGTCGGGAGATAGAGAGAAGGAAAGAAACCAAAAGGCGAATGAGATGCAAAGACTTCGATGATGAAATCTCGTTAGAAAAGTTATATGAGAGAGACAAAGGCGTCTGCTATTTGTGCGGACGCCTTTGTGATTTGAACGATTGTCAGAGAATAGATGGAGTGTTCATTGTGGGATTGACGTATCCATCTGTTGAGCATGTCATTCCTCTTTCAAAAGGAGGAACACACGAGTGGAACAACGTGAAGCTCGCTTGTTTTATTTGTAATTCAAAGAAAGGAGACCGTTGTATACCCCTCGGGGTCGCGATTTAAAAAAACGATCTTGGAAGGA